CCTCACCAGTTTCCAAATCCCAATAGGACGAACCATCCTGGGACTGCAACACACCCGCCTTGATGATATTTGCCGCCAGGGTGCCGGAGGTGATGAAGTCGGCAACGATCTGACCGTCAGCGGTGATGGCGGTTTCATAGGGTCCGTTGTAGCCATTGCTGCTGAAACCCAAGCCGCCTACGTTCCAACGCCACACATTGACTGCCTCTTCTATGGACGGAGCGTCCAGGATCAGCAGTTCGTAAGGCTGCCCGGTGTCCGTTGCGGTGTGGATGACCACATAGCCGCCGGTCTGCCCGGTAATCAGTCCCGTAGCATTCTTGATAGCGGTGTTCATCAGCACTGGGAAACGGTCAACCTTTTCTGTGGCTTCGGTGGCGGCTGCCTCTGCCGAGGACACATTGTTCAGCAGATTGGCTTTTGCCGAGCCAAGGGTGATGGACACATACTTTTCTGCCAGGGTGTCATAGACCGTGGTAATGACCTTTGCCTTGGCTGTGATGCCCAGGACGCTGTGCCGAATGGTCACGGTGTCGCACAAAGAAACACGCTCCAGAACAGCGGCATAATCCGGCTGTTTCCAGAGCGGTTCAAAGGCAACGGTCAGCGTAGGCACGGCTGTTCCGAGCGGGTTGTTTTTGAGGTAGTTATTGGCGTAGGCGCGGAGACCTTCCTCGGACGGCGGGTTCTCATCATCAAAATAGGATGTGAAGTCCCGGATGAGAGTCTTCCGCTGCACCAGGGTGGTATCCGAAATAGGCAGAAGTATCTCCGGCAGCGTGATCGCCGTTTCTGTGCCGTCCTCTGCCGTCACGATGGCGTAAGGCAGAAGGTCGGTATAGACATCGGTGTTTTCGCTGTCGTGTTCCAGATCCGTGAGGTTCTTGCCGTATTCAATGACCACACCCGTATGCTGACCGCGCCCCTGGTGGTGAATGACCTTGAAGTTGTCCCATTCGTACTCACCGCCCCATAAATCCAGGAAAGAACCTGCCACACCGCCCAAACAGGCTCGGACACTCTGGGGCTTTGCCACCGAGAATGCCTTTGCCGAGGAGTAGTCGGTCTGACAGGTGAAATTGTGGGCTGTGGCTGTATTGGTGAACACTTTCTCCATCGCCAGGGGTGCGGAGATTTGGGCATCCGACCATTGCAGTGCAGCCACATTGGAGAGGTCATAGCTGATATGCTGAGCATAGACCGTGACCTCGCCGCCAATGGGTGTGCTGATACGATAAATGCGGAAAGCCTGGTCGGTAGCGGTGTCATTGGGCTTTGCCTTGACGATCCGCTCCGTTGCCAGGTCTTTATACATCGGTCCCGTGATGGGATATTTGAAAACACATTCATAGGCGCCATTGCGTTCCTCGGTGACCTCGCAGGAGGTGCAGTCCTTCAGAACACCGATGCCGAATGTGGTAAAGTTGGTGGCATTCGCTTTATACAGTACAGGAATCATATCGAACACCACCTCGGAAGAACTGCCACCGCCGTAATGTCCCCGGTGAAGGTGAAGATGTTATCACCCGGATACAACAGCGGGAAACCATCTCCCGAAACGGTGTCGTTCTTAGATTCTGTTCCGCTGTAGCAGAGCATCTGCTCGGAATCAATGGTGAGACCGTCCACATCCGAAAGTGTCCATGTTGCATTGGAATTAGCCGACTGGATGGTCAGCGTTCCCGCACCGCTCCCGGCAAAAGTCATCATGGGCTTGCTGACAAAGGGATACGGGTTGGTGATCACACCGCCGCTTGTGAGCATAACACCCTGCTGACCTTCCGTAGAGTATCGGAACGGCTGACAGGAAAAGCTGATGGTGAAGATTCCGATGCGGTTCATCTGATCCTCGATATCCAGCTTTCCTGCAAACACGGCCTTGCGGGTGAACTCTGTATCGTAGGTGTCAGTGAGTTCGTGATAGGCGTTTAGCCCGGAATAGAGCCAACCCTTTACTGCCGTAATTTTCTGCGACAGTTCGGAGATGGTCTTTGCTGGGATGAATACGGAATAGGTCACCTGCACATTGGGAAACCGACCGCTGCCGGAAATGAGGTCACCATCTCTGCCGGGAATGGAGAGAAAGTCCACCTCATATTCCGGGGCGGAAAAGACATTCTTGCTTTCGATGCGAATGCCCATATCACAGGAGCGGATGCCCTTATATACAAAATAATTCACGCAAATACCACTCCTTTCCGTTTGGCGAATTGTCCTGCGGTCACCATGACCTCGTTGGTGAGCTGCCGGATATCCTCGCTCGAATAGTTGTTGAAGTTTGTAATGTTCAATACAAGCTGCAAGCCGGAGGTCACAGCGCCGCTTGCTGCGGAGGTAATGGCACCGCCAATATCACCGTCCACATGGAAGTCGGTAGGCAGAGCGGTTTCCATATCCTTGGCAAGTCCGTGCATCACATCGTTGATGTCGGCACTCATGCCCTCTGCGGCCTTGACCGCATCCTTGCCGTTGTCCTTAATGGAGCCTGCAAGACCGTCAACAAGCATCTGACCGACCCAACCCATCTCCTTGGAGGGAGATGCGATACCGAAGAAATCGCAGATGCCATCCCAAATGGAACTGATCCACCCGGAAACCTTGTCCCACAGCCAGGATGCCAGGGACTGGATGCCAGACCACAGACCCTTGACCAGGTTCTTACCAACATCGGCAAGCTGGGATACGCCCTTGCCCAGGGCGTTGACGATACCCGTAATAATCTGCGGTATAGCCTTTACGATTTCTGCAATGATGGTGGGCAGATTCTTGATAAGCGAAGTCAGCAAATCAATACCGGCCTGGACAATCAGCGGAATGTTGTTGATGACCGCATTAACGATACCCGTGATGATATCTGGGATTGCATTGACGATGGTGGTAATGATCTGCGGTAGTGCCTGGATGAGGGATACCAAGAGATCGATGCCCGCCTGGATGATTTGAGGTATTGCCTCCAACACCGCTGTGATGATGCCCTCGATGATCTGCGGAATCGCCTCCACAATGGCGGTTATGATTTCAGGCAAAGCGGCCACTAACGAAGCCAGAAGCTGTATACCCGTTTCAATAATCTGCGGAATGGCATCAAGGATAAAATTGATGATGCTCATGATGATTTCCGGCAGCGCCGCAATCAGCACAGGGATGGCGGCAAGGAGACCTTCCGCAAGACCTGTGATAAGCTGAAGGGCGGCATCCAAAATCATCGGAAGGCTGTCGATCAGACTCTGCACAATGGTAATGACCGCTTGCACCGCCGTGGGGATCAGCGTAGGCAGAGCCGTGGCAATGCCCTGTACCAGGGACATCACAATCTGAATGGCGGCTTCCACCAACAGAGGCAGATTCTCAATCAGAGTGTTTACGATGGTCAGAACCGCCTCAATGACCACCGGGATAAGTTCCGGCAGTAGGGTCAGCAGCGTGTTCAGCACTTGGCTGAACAGATCCACGATGGTTTCCAGGAGTGTGGGCAGCAGTTCCACCACCGTTTCCAACAGAGCATTCAGCGCCGTTGGGAGTGCTGCGATGATATTTTCAATGATGGGAGTAATGTTGGTCAGCACATCCTGGAAGGCATCCACCACATTGGTGCAAAGCTGCTCGATGTCCGCATCCGCATTACCGAAGCCTACGATGAGGTTATCAATCGCAGCCTTCATGGAGTTCATAGAACCCTCGATGGTATGCTCGGCTTCAGCAGCGGTGGCTCCGGCAACGCCCATGCTCTCTTGAATGACGTGGATCGCCTCGACCACATCCGCATAGGAACTGATATCGTACTCAATGCCGGAAATGGCCTGGGCATCCGCAAGCAACCGCTCCATTTCGGTCTTGGTGCCGCCGTAGCCCAGCTTGAGGTTGTCCAACATCGTATAATTCTGCTTGGCAAAACCTTGATACGCATTTTGGATAAGGCCGATGTCCGTACCCATCTTATTGGCGTTGTCTGCCATGTCGGTGATTGCCATATCCGCATATTTGACCGCAGCCTCGGTGTCACCACCAAGGGACTGAATCAGCGATGCGGAGAAGGAAGTGACCGTGGACATATAGTCGTTGGCAGACATACCAGCGGTTTTGTATGCGTTGCTGGCATACTCCTGCATCATTGCAGAGGAGTCTTTGAACAGGGTGTCGATACCACCGACCAACTGTTCGTACTCACCGTATGCCTCCACCACAGCCTTGCCAAGGGAAACAGCGGCGGCTGCGGCGGCTGCAACAACCGCGCCCATAGCCACACCGACTGTTTTCAGAGTGCCGCCCAGCTTGGAGAATTTGCCCTCGCTATCGTCGGCGGCATCTCCGGCATCATCCAGTTCCTCTTCCAGGTCATCTGCGGAATCGCCGGTGTCATCCATTTCCTTGCCCAGGGCATCCATAGCGGATTCGTTGTCAGCCAGTTCACGCTCCATGCCGTTTAGGGCGGCTTGGGCATTGTTCAACTGGA